AACGGCGGCGGCGGTCCGTGGCGCTATTGCGGTTCCCGAGTTCGGCCTCGATCGGCCGGAAGCGGCGAAGGACTTCAATGACATGATGCAAATTGCCGGCGCCGTCGCGGTGAAAGCGGCGATCGAGAAGGGAGCAGCAGAGGGCGAACCGCGGCTGGAAATCGCCGACGCCCGCCCACCCGAATTTAGCGACGAATCGCTCGCACTCCGCTTCTCCGTAAAGCACGTCGAGCATGCCTGCTACGTCGCGTTATGGGGCCAATGGCTGCTGTGGGACGGCGGTCCCAAATGGAAGCGCGACGACACCCTTAAGGTATTCACCTTCGCCCGCGCCATCTGCCGCGTCGCCAGCGCAGAAATCACCGAGCCCAAAGCAGCAAAACTCGCGGCGTCCGTCGCCAGCGCCAAAACAGTCGCCGCCGTCGTCACTCTCGCCCGCGTGGATCGGCGGCACGCCATGACGGCCGATCAGTGGGACCCAGACCAATGGCTCTTTACCTCCAGGGATGATGCAAATGGCAGCGGTTGAGCTGAGAACCGGAAACATCCGCCCTTCACGCCGCGAAGATTATTCAACCAAATGCGCTGGCGCGGCGGTCGGCGGCGAATGCCCGCTGTGGCGCAGCTTTCTCGATCGAGTCACCGCCGGTGACAAAGACCTCCAAGCCTACCTGCAACGCGTCGCCGGCTATTGCATGACCGGCGTTACCACCGAGCACGTCATGTTTTTTCTTTACGGCACCGGCGCCAACGGCAAAAGCGTGTTCATCAACACGCTGGTCGGTGCTTGGGGCGACTATGCCGTAATCGCGCCGATGGAAACGTTTATCGAAAGCCACAACGATCACCATCCGACCGACCTCGCGGGGCTGCGCGGCGCCCGATTGGTGGTTGCGCAGGAAACCGAGCAAGGCCGGCGCTGGGCCGAGGCGAAAATCAAAACTTTGACTGGCGGCGATTCAATCAGAGCACGCTTTATGCGCCAGGATTTTTTTACCTATACCCCGCACTTCAAACTAATGATCGCCGGAAACCACAGACCTTCGCTTTCCAGCGTTGATGAGGCAATCAGACGGCGCATCCACCTGATCCCGTTCACCGTTACAATCCCGTCCGACCAGCGCGATCGCGACCTCGCCGATAAGCTGCGCGAGGAATGGGCCGGCATCCTGCAATGGGCCGTCGACGGCTGCCTCGAATGGCAACGCACCGGCCTCAACCCTCCAGCTGCCGTTCTCGACGCCACCGCTGATTACATCGCAGACGAAGACAGCTTCGCGCGCTGGATCGAAGATTGCTGCCTCATCGGCCGCCAACACTGGGGCATCGGCACACGCCTGTGGGATTCATGGCGGAACTGGGCCGAACGCAGCAACGAACGCACAGGCTCACGCAAGGCCTTCGCTGAACTGATGAAAAATCACGGGTTCATGCCGTCAAAAAGCCAGCATGTCCGCGGCTACGACGGCATTGACCTAACCCAGCAAAGCGACGGCGACCGGGTCGATCTCCGGTGAATCCGCGTCGCTCGGGGACGTATGGGACACACCCTCGCTTATCCGACGTAGTATAGGTCTCGCGTGTGGTGGTGTGTGTTAGAGCGCGTGTGTGTTAGAGCGCGTGTACGTCCTATAAGCAAGCGCCCGTCCCACCTGTCCCCGGATGGCGGGGGGCAGAGTTTTCCCCGAGCCGAAGACACAGTTTTCCCCGAGCCGAAGACACCGTTGCGTGCGCGTTAGAGGCCCACGCTGCGGCGCAAATGCTGCTCGTGGCCGAGAAAAATTGGCAGGCCAGGCGACCTCGGCGTGGCGGAAAAACCCGAGAAAGGACACCCAGGTGACCGAATGGCGCTTCGAACGTTATCGTGACGCCTATCTCAAAATGGCTAGGGAGACGAAATACCGCCCCGGCGCGCCGAGCGATGGGTGGGGCAACATCCTCTTGTCGCGCGAGGAGTTGGCCGATTCCACAAGGCTTCAGCGTGAGGCCGAGGAATACGGGATCGACTTCGTTAAGCAGGATGACGCCATGGTCTATCCGATGGGTTGTCCAAACGGCGCCGTCAATCAGGCGTTCTTCTACACGATCGAGGCCGCACGGCTTCTGTGCAGCGATTACGAGGGCAATCGACTGGCCAAGAAGCTGCTGAAGATGGCCCTTGGCCAAATTACCGAAGCCGAGAAGGATCGGCAGATATGATGGTAACCGCCTGCTAAGCGGTTGCTGACCGCGCGTTATCAATCAGGTACGGTCGCCATCGCGATATCGCTAGCGCACCGCTAGCATTCTGGCCGCGATGTTGTAGATTCGTACCATGATCGAATACGAAAATCTCGATCGCCGCCCGACGTCGCCGGTCATCGTGCTGCGGATGCCGCGGCCGATGCTGGACCGTATCGACGAGGTTGGGCACGGCGAATGTCTCACGCGGTCCGAGACCATCAGGCGTCTGATCATCGCCGGGCTGGACGTGCGACCGTCCCCGCCGCCGTTGAAGAAACCAACATGCGGATAAAGACGCGGCCGATCACCGAACGTCGAAGGCAGCGGTTCCTCGCCGCGCTGCGCGAGACCGGCAACGTCAGGGGGGCGTGCATCGCGGCGGCTGTCCCGCGGACCAATATTTACGAGCACCGGCACGCGGATGAGGCGTTCGCCAAAGCCTGGGAAGAGGCCGTGGAGATCGCGACTGATCGCCTGGAGGCAGAGGCATGGCGCCGCGGCGTCGACGGTGTGCCGGAGCCGCTTGTCTCCGCCGGCCGTCTCGTCAGCGGTGAGGATGGTAAGCCCGTCTTTGTTCAACGGTACAGCGACAGCTTGCTGACACTCCTGCTCCGGGCGAATCGCGATAAGTTCCGGGAGCGGACGGCGGTCGAGCTTGATGTCAGCGACCGGCTGGCCGAGCGCCTCGAAGCGGCGAGGCAGAGGGCGATTGCGAAGCCGGTGGGCTCGGTTTTAGAGGGTGTACCGGCTTTAAAGCTCGTCCATCTGGCGGGCGAAGGCGGCGATGAAGAGTGACCTCGAAAGCCAGCTCGTCGAGGCCATTGCGGGCTTTGCGAACGACCCGCTTGGATTTGTCCGGTTCTCCTATCCGTGGGGCGAGCCGGGGACTGAGCTTGCCGACTCACTGGGTCCGCGGGCGTGGCAGTGCGCGCTGCTCGCCGAGCTTGGCCGGCGATTGCGAGAGGGTCGTGAGCTCGGTCTGCTTTTGCCGATCTTGATGGCGCGGGCATCAGGCCACGGCGTGGGCAAATCGACCGTCGCGGCCTGGGTGCTGCACTGGGCATTATCGACGATGCCGGATGCGCGGGTGGTCCTGACCGCGAACACCGACACCCAGCTTCGAACCAAGAGCTGGCCGGAGGTCGCCAAATGGATGCGTCTCGGAATCAATCGCCATTGGTTTCGGGCGACCGCGACAGCAGTCTATTCTGCCGACACAGCGCACGAGCGGCTATGGCGCGCTGACGCGATTCCCTGGTCGGACGAGAACACCGAGGCTTTTGCAGGCCTGCACAACAAGGGGCGCCGCGTTGTCCTGTTATTTGATGAAGCCTCGGCGATCAGCGACAAGATTTGGGAGGTGTCAGAGGGCGCGCTGACGGACGAAGACACCGAGATTGTCTGGCTAGCGTTCGGTAATCCGACCCGCAACACTGGCCGTTTTCGCGAATGTTTTGGCCGGTTTCGCCACCGTTGGAACAACGCGCATATCGACGCCAGGGATGTCGAGGGAACCAACAAGACGCAAATCGAGAGCTGGCTGCGCGACTATGGCGAGGACAGCGATTTTTTCCGCGTCCGCGTGCGTGGCGTCTTTCCGCACGCAGGCTCGATGCAATTCGTTGCGTCCGATTTGGTTGAGGCTGCGGTTGGCCGGGAAGTTTTGCTGGTTCGCGACGAGCCTTTAATAATGGGGTGGACGTCGCGCGGTTTGGGGATGATGCGTCAGTCATTCGGTTTCGCCGTGGCAGGGATGCCCGGACGATCCCGCCTATCAAGCTACACCAAGCCGATACGATGCAGCTGGCGGCGCGGATTGCTGACGAAAGTGCCCGGTTCCGCGTTGATCAAATCTTCATTGACGGCGGCGGTGTCGGCGGCGGTGTCGTAGACCGATGCCGCCAGATCGGGCTTCGTGTGACTGAGGTGCAATTTGGTGCCAAGTCAGACCGCGCCCCGGTAGGACAGGACAGGGCCATCGGCTATGCGAACAAGCGCGCGGAAATTTGGGCTGCGATGCGCGCCTGGCTTGCCGGCGGGTCGATCGACAATGACCCTGAGCTGATCGCCGATCTGACCGGCATTGAATACGGTTATGTGCTGCGAGACGGCCTTGACGCGATCCAGTTGGAACGTAAGGAGGACATGAAGCGGCGCGGGCTTGCATCTCCCGACGATGGTGACGCGCTGGCCCTGACCTTCGCCTATCCGGTTATCGCGTCAACCGTTGCTCGGTCTCGGCGCGCCGGCCGGTTCTATAAGGCGGACTATTCGCCGTACGCGATACGCCCAGATGAGATCATTGGTGGTGACGCTCCGTCGCCGTCTGCGGCCGACCGCAGGGATATAATTTGGCACAGCGACAGGTTGCAGCGCCGAGCGATGGGCTTGCCATTCGAGGCCGGCAACGATGATGACGATTGGTGAAATGCTTGGCCCCCCCCGGTCTCGCGGATCGACTTCGGGGGCTACCCCGGCCCATCGAGACCCATACGTTGTCTCCAACACGAGGAGCCCGAAATGTCATCCGAGAACCTTTCCGCCCGCGACGGCACGGCGGCCATCCCACGGCGTCCGGACAAGGCCGCGGCGTTGGCGGCTTATCGCGAATTGCTGCGTGGCGCCGAGCTGCCAACAGAACTCGTGGAGGCGGCGACGGCCGGGGACCTCGACGCGGCGCGCGCGAGCATTCTGGACTTCATCGCGGCTGCCTCTTCGGAAGGAGGCTTGGGGCGCTGGGCCGAAACCGAGCGGCATAATCTCCTCTCGCGTTGGCGGCTCGCCCAGAATTCCCCTGGCGTGCTGGCTCACGAATACGGGGTTCCGTTTCTTCAATCGGCGATCCGGAACCGCCAGCGTTCTGATGCGGAAGCCGCCAAGGCCGCGCGTCTGGCGGATGGCGTGGCCCTTGGGGAGATTGAGCTTTCGGGTGACACGATCTGCCGGCTGGTGGATCGCAACTTCCTTTCTGCCGGGACCGATCGCAAGGACAGAAAAGCATTGACAGCCGCGGCGCTGCGGGCGGTCGAAGCCGCGCTTGATTTGCCCTGGGATCGGCTGCCGCTGCCATCCGCCGTCGACACCGGAAGGTCTTCACCTCGCGCCGCCGCCGCCGTGAGAAACACCACGTTGACGGCCTTGCGCCAGGCGCTGCACGGGGAGCCGGCAGAATATGCGGCTGAGATTGAGGCGACTATCGACAAAGCCGAGCGCGCTCGTGCTGCGAAGGCTGAGCAATTGGCGCGCAGCACTTCGATCTCGCCGATATTGCCGGCCGAGCTGGTCAGGCGATTCGTTGATCGGGGCTTCCTTGTATTCGCAGACTGCGAGACTCCACGGGTAGTGCGGGCAGCCTTCTGCCGGGCAATAGCGCTCGGGCTCAATCCGCCTCCGCCGCCTCCGCCGGTGAGCATGTCGCCGGGCGAAATTGCTCTCGCCACCATCGCCATGAACGCCTTTCAGCGGCGCGTCCGGTAAAGAAGGAGTCGGAGATGGCAGACGTGCTGCCACCGTGGCAATGGCTCGATGATCAAAGCAGTGTTAACCGCGGCATCATCGAAATCATCGGCCTTTTGGTCGAGCATCTGGCCGAGCGCACCGCCGTCGATCGCGGGTGTCTGCGCCACACTCTCGAAGCCCGTATTGCTGTGTGGATTGCGCCGACTCCCGATCGTCCGGGTGGACGCAATCCGAGGCGCGCCGAGCCGTTGCAGATATTGGCAGCACTCCTCTCGCCACCGGCCGCACCCTCGGATGACAAGGTGCACTGATGGCTATTCTCAAATTTGAACCGTTCCCTAACCCCGCCATCGAGCCGACCCCGCGGCCGACACCGGAGGCAAGCGATTATCAGGACATCAAAACAAATCCTCGCGAGTTCGGCGCGCAGATCGGCGCTGGCGCCGAGCAGCTTGGCGAGGGGCTGTCAAAGGCCGGCCAATTCTTCGGCGAGGTCGCGGCCGATGACTCTACGAATAAATACATGACAGCCGCGCAGAATATCCTTTCTGGGGACCCCACAAAAACTGTCACCAATCCTGATGGCACAGTAGGGGCTGATCAGGGATATTTTGGTTTGCGCGGCCAGGATTCACTGCGAGCGCGGCCCCAGGTCAAACAACAACTCGATGCTCTGCGCAACCAGCTTCGCGATGGTATGCAGACCCCAGATCAACAACTTTTGTTCGACCAAAATACACGACGGTTTCAATACTACATGGGAGCCGAGGTTGACCGTCATGCGGACGAGCAAGCCCAGCAATGGTATGGCGAAGTAGAGAAGGCCAGCTCGGACGTAGCGAAGTCAAACATCGTCAACTCCGTGAGCCGCGGCGACGATCTGGGGTTGCAGCATGCGACCTCTGACCTCGTGGGGTCTTATGTCAAACAGGCGCAGCGCCTCGGGGGCGGCCCAGATTTAATCAATGATGCGGTGTTACGCGGGCGGCGTGACGCTGCTGTGACGGAAATCATGGCGCGTGCGCCGACTGATGCGGGGGGCGCTCAGGCGGCTCTTGAGCGCAATCGTGGCGTTCTATCTGCCGAGCAGTATGAGGAACTGGCGAATCGCCTGAAGGTGCCGGCGGCCGATCAAGCGGCGCAATCTTATGTGAACGGAATCGCCCCGCCGCCAGCGGTTAGGGTGCCGAATGCGCCGCCCGGCCGACCGCTTGCGGAGGTGGTTTCCAGCGGTCAGATCGGCCCATTGGTTGACGGCATCATTCACAATGAAGGCGGCTCCCCGCGGGGAGTGACGAACAATCCGGGGAATATCAAGTTCACCGGTGCACCGGGACAGGCCGACAGCGGCGTTCGCGCTACCGATGGGGGTACGTTCGCCTCTTACCCCACGCCGGATGCTGGTCGGTCGGCGATAGCCAGCTTAATCGTGCATGCTGCGCAAGGACAAAGCCCGGCCTATGGGCCGGCACCAACCGTGGGCAGCTTCATCTCGACATACACCGGACACGGCAGCACGGGAGGCGGCCCAGGAGGTGGCGCGCCAGGTCTGAGTGCCGCGCTGGACAGGATCGAGCATTCTGACCTATCGCCGGAGGCCAAGACTAAAGCGGCCGAGCTGACACGGATGAATTACACGGCGTCCTGGACCGACCAGACGCGCCAATATGAGGAGCATGAGCGGGCGCAGAAACAAGCGTCGGATGACGCAGAGAACTCGATCATTCAGGATGCGGCCAGCGACAAGCCAACCATCACGGCACAGCAGATTGCCAACAATACGGCGCTGACGCCCGATGCGAAGCTACGCATGATGGGGGTAATTCGCGGTAAGGCGGCGAATCCAAACGAGCAAGCGCTGGCTGCTTATGGCCCAGGCTTTTGGTCGCTCTATCAGAGAGTTACGGCGGGGCCAGGCGGACAGTTAGCGCCCCTTACCGACCAGTCCGAGATCATGCGGCATGCGGGTCCGGGCGGCGATCTGACGCTTGCGGGCGCGCAGGAATTGACGAAAACGATGGCACAAGTGCGGCGACCGGAGCAGGCCGGCGACACGAAGATGCAAGCCGGGGCGCTCGCTTACGCCAAGCACCAACTCAGTTTCGAGGCCGATTACGGGACGTTCAAAATCCGCGATCCCAAGGGCGAGGACGCCTTCAACATCGGCTTCACCCCCGCATTCTTCAAATATTGGCAGGATGGCATCGCCGCCGGGAAGACGCCGGCCGATCTTGTCGCGAAGGACCAGATTGACCGTCTCGTCACGCCGTTTAAGCGCACACCAGCAGAGCTGATGAAAGATCAGCTTGGGGCTGGCGAGGAAGTCACCGGCAACGCTGCTGCGCCATCCGATCTCGGCAAGATGAATCCGCAGCAACTCGTCGCTGCCGTGCGAGCGAATCCAGCGCTACGCGCACAAGCCGAGGGCATCGCGCTGCGGAATGGCTGGATACAGGCTAATCCTGCGCCGCCGATCCTCGCGCCTCAGGTTGGCTCGGCCCCGAGCCGCACGGAGGGTTCGCACTGAACAGGAGACGAGCGATGGCCGAGGTTCTCCCCGCTAAAACGGTTCAGCCGACGCCGGGGGCAGCGGCTGCTGCGGCTGCGGCTGGGGTTCAATATGAGTTGACGATCCCGCCGGGTTACATGATCGCACCGGAGCGGATGGCGACGCTGCATTCCCTTTTGCGCGAAGCCCATGTTGCCCCGGAGCATGCGCAGAAGCTATGGGCAATGCACCTTGACGCCATGAAACAACTTTTCGATCACGCTTTGCAAGCCCAGCATGACGCCTTTGCCGAATACCGCCGCGGCGAGCGTAATAAGATTGCGGCCGATCCGGAATATGGCGCTGCGGGTTTTGAGACCAGCAGGGCCGCGGCGCGGCGGGTGCTGGATTTAGCGGCGCACGGCGGTACGGCGGAAAAGACTGCGGCGAATGCTGCGGAGTTGGATGCGTGGTTGCAGCACAGCGGCGCCACCGACAGCCACGCGCTGTTCAAGGCGCTGGTGCGGCTGGCGCGGGTGCTCGACGAGCTACAGAGCGCAGTGGCGGCGCAGGAAGAGCAACGGGACCAACCGGCGACGACCAGCCCTGTGGCGGGTCGGAGGCTGCGTTACGCGCACCGGAGGTGACTCCGGCAGACGCTTGTTGCGATGCGCACAGAAGTTCACGGAGTCTGCCGCGGCCTCTGTCTTGGTCGCGTTACTCCGGCCGTCAAGGCGCGCTCGATTTTGCGTTCGAGCTCGGCCGGCTGCCAGGGCTCGCGATAGTTTGGCATAGCCAGGGCGGCAGCCAGGAGGGTGGCTCTCGCGACATCTGCGCCGATCGCACCTGACCCGACAAGATTTCCCAGACCGAGCGCCTCACTGTTCAGCGTCCATTCTTGCTGGCCGTTTGGCGCGTTGGCGATGCGATTGGCGGCGCGGGCGAGTGCGCCGGCAGCGTAGCGGGACTGCTCGCGCACACCTTCCTGGATCGTCCGTTGCCAGAATGCGTCGGCGCTTGGTTGGTGTACCGGTTGACGTGGTATCAGCGCCTCGGGGACTCGTGCCAGCGGGACGGTGTCGGGGTTGTAGCGGGTATCCCAGCGGTAGCCTGACCCGGTCGAGGGCAGTAGCACAGAACCTTTAGCGGCCCGCCAATCGAGGCCTGCGCCGATGCCGCAGCCTTTGTCACCGACGGTGCACGGGAAGCTTTGCTTTGGGGCGGCGAAGTGGAGATGCACTCCGTCGTGTGGGGTGCGCACCATGGGGGTGGCTGGCAGAGTGGGAAAGCCGATCGTCTTTAGTAGCGTCTCGAATCCATTGACGCCGGCCTTCGCGTCGATATCGAGAACGACAAACCTCTCGCCGGTCGGGGTGCTGATCAGCGCCTGCGGCCGGCGTCGCCACCAGGCGCGGATTTGATAGGGGTCGGTGCCGGACCCGGCATTTCAAGATCCGGCAAAGCTGTGGTCTGCGGCGGAATTGGCCGAGCGAAACCGCAATGCGCAGGTCGGAAGTGCGATGGTGTTGTCATTGCCGGACGATCCCGAGATCTCGCCGGCCGAGCGCATCGAGATGGCTCGCGAATTCGTCCAGCGTCAGTTTGTTTCCAAAGGCCTCGCCGCTCCGATTGACGTGCATGATCCACCGCTCAAGGAGGGGGCGTGGTATAGCAACCCGCACGCGCATGTGCTGGTGACGGCCCGGACGGTAGGGGCCGAGGGCTTTGGCCACTATCGCTACCGTGACCCCGAATTTGTGTTCCAGGCGTCGAAGCGCGGCAAATTTCTGGCCGAGGGACCGAATTGGTCGCAGCGCTGGGCCGACCACCAAAATAATTGGTTCGACGATCACGGCAAACAGATAAAGGTCGACCCGCTGCTGCCCTACGGGGCGGTGCGCGTCGGGCCGAAACGCTTTCAGCAGCCTAGTTCGAAGCGGGTCCAGGCGCGTGGGAAGATCCGGGATCTCAACCGCCAGGTGGCACGCAATCCGCAGGCGACCTTTGACTATTTGCGCGAATACGACCGGTTAAACGACCGGGATGTTGAGCGGTTTCTGGCGAAATTCATCCGCGACCCGGCCGAGCGCGCCGATCTCCGGGACGAGGTCTTCCGCTTGCGCAGTGCGGCGCCGGGCGAACACCTGGCAGCGCGCCGGGACGATCTCAGCGAGCGGGCATGGGCCGATCGGGTGCAGTCGGGCTTGCGCGAACTGACGGTCGAGGACGTGGCCCGGCAGCTGAGCCCCAAATTCCAGCAACTGGACGATTCGCGCCAAGAGTTACGGCTGGAGATCGGCAAGCGCGAATGGGCGCGCAACCGCCGCAGCGCCGACATCGCCGAATCGGAGAAGCGCGTCGAACAGCGGCAGGAGGAAATCGGGGTTGCCCGGCGCGCTTTGCACAAGACTGGCGTGTTTCCGGATCTCCCCACGCAGGTTTTGGAGCGTTGGGGACGGGGGAGCGCCCGCGGCTATGACAAGCTCGGCATCCGACTGAAGACCCTGACCGACAGGCTGGCCTCAGTCGAGCGGCAGGCGGACGAGGAATTGGAGCGGGTTAAATCGGCCGCCATAGCCGAGTTGACCCGTCGGCAGCAGCTCGCGGGAGCGGCCCGCACTGAGCTGGCGCAGATGGACGCCGCGGTCAAACAGACGCGCCGCCAGCGCCAGCGTGCTGGTCTCGGGGTTTAAAGGGTAATCGGGGATGCTGTCACATGTCTTCGGATGGGTTTGCCGCCGTCGCTGGTGGCGACGGTGATCAGCACCCAGAACCGCACTTTAGCTGAGATTGACGACGCAGCTGCCGCGTCCGCACAGACGGAGATGCGCCGGCAAGCCGATGCCGATCGCTACGAGTTGGCGAAGGCAAGACGCGAGCGGCTGAAGCGGAAAGAGAGCTTCGTCATGCCCGCGCCGAACGCGCTTCCTTGGGTGTCCTTGGCCCAACTCATGAGTCGGAGCGGGCGATGAAGCTTGTGAAGTCCAATGGCCGCGAATTGGAAGTGTTCGAAATCTCGGGGCCGATCTACCGACTAACCGCCTCCCTAGGCCCGATCAAAGCCAATGGCTCGTTCATTTTGGAAGACGAGGCGGCCCGAGAATTGGTGCGGGAACTGGCTGCGGTTCAGAACAATCCTGAGATGTGGACTTGATGATCCACGGCTTCCGCCGCGCGTATTACGCCTACTTACGCTCACCCGAATGGCGTCGTCTTTGCCAACAGGTACGCTGGCGTTCGGGCGGTATTTGCGAGCGCTGCGGCGGGGCGCCCATGCGTGAGACCCACCATCGGACATACGCCCGCTTCGGTGGCAGAGAGCGCCTCTCCGATCTGCGCGGCCTTTGCCATTCCTGCCACATGGCGGTTCATCGTCGGCGCCGATTGTGGCGGGCGTTTTTGCTAGCCGTCGCGGTTGGCGTGATCGCGCGGGCAATTTTTAAGTGAGGGTACTAATTTCCAGAGAGCAACCGTCGGGCGTGCCCACGCACTCCGCCTCAGTCCTGATAGTGCTCGCGTGGCCTCGCCGGCCGCAGCCGCACGCCCTCGCCGCCGGGCCGAACGTCACCAGGGTCGAGGAAGAGGCAACCAGCAACCTCCAGTGTTCGCTGAATTTTCTGCATATTGTCTGTACGCATTCGCGGCAAGTCATCG